TTTTTGCTTTTGTGTTCCTTCCTCATTTAGTTCTTACCTTTGCTCTTGGTGTATTTGCTACGACTGTTTTTCCTTTGGCTCCTGCTTTCTTTTTCTTTCTAGCTGTGCTTGCTCTCTCCGATTTCGTAAGACTAAGAGCCTTTCTTTTAGGGAGGCAACGGTCAGGGTTTTTCTTATCCTTCGACGTTCCGCAAGGTCCTTTGATAGATCCATCAGTGCCAATCCTTACCCAGTTCTGTTCTCGCCATTGCTTTAGTTGAGCCATTACTTTCCTTTGCGTTTACCACCTTTAGACTTCTTTGCATAGTTAGGGTTCTTACAATACTTGGATGCAGCCATATTGGCATAAGCAGACGGATACGTGTCAAACGTACGTCTAGCCCAGGCTTTACCTTCCGGGCATATCTTACCTCCACTCTTTGCTTTCTTTGGCATTACTTACACTTCTTTCGTTTGCCCATTCCCTTCATCCCCTTTGTAGAGGGACGACCTACTTTACTTCCGTATGTTCCTTTTCCTTGTGGCATAATATTATTTGTTTCTTTTGTTGTGGAAGTCGAACAGAACTTTTACTTTCTCCGTTAGAGCTTCTAGGTTGTAGTGCATCCTGGCTAGCACGATGATGAGCGTAATAACGCCAATGCCGATAGGCCATAGTGATGATATGATTTGTAAAACTTCATTCATTTAATTTGTGATGAGCCAAAGTAGAAGCCTACGATAGCTAAGGCAGTCTGCCTAATTTCTGGTAAAATAACGAATCCTTGTACAGTGTCCCATTTAAGACCCTTGAATAGCCCTAGAAAGCCGTTTGTCTCCCTACCTATGGTTACCCCTACGTCAGTCCACGCAAAGACGAATGGGGCTATTACAATGGCAAAGACGGTGGATACAACAAGGAACCTACGAACTAATACACCACCATCACGTTTAGCCGCTGCATCTGCTGAGGCATCTGCCGCTTGCTGGGACGTAATCATACGCTCAAACTGGCGAGCCTGACTCTCCATCTGTGTGCCAATGAGCTTCATTACGAAGCCACTGATCCCTCCTCCGAGCATTGCTAGTAGTTCTGGTGTCATTATTTCTTTAGTAGTTCTTTGATTACCTTGATGGCGGATGCAGCCATATAGATGAAGGTCGATAGACCCACGCAGAAACCAAGCAGTTCGTTCACGGGAGATAGCTCAATGGTAGCTATAAAGCCTCCTGTTCCGATTGTTGATCTGTAGATAATATCTTGCATAGCATTTAGTCTTCGTTAGGAGGGGTAGGGGTGTGTTTGTCGGGTAGGGGTAGGGGTACGTAGTGGTCAACTGTCGATGATTCCTCGGACTCGTTTAGATCGTAGTCAGTTACGTCCAATGCCCACATATGATCAGCAGTTTCAGCAGGGTAGGTAAGCCAACGTGTGCCTATTCCATTGATCCAATAGCTATAGCCAATTTCCTTGCCTTCTTCGTCGGCTCGTTCAATGGCGGCTTCTTTGCTTGCGTATATTAAATAAAGCATTATGGTAGGGTTGGATATGCGGTTTGAATGTTAGTTTCAAGGGCTACTCGATTTGCGCTTTGGTTGGAGTCATAGATAATTACTTCATCAATCTGCGATGTCCAGAAAGTCCCCAGATTTGGGTCGGATCCAATAAACGCTGACGGCACATAGCCAGATGCAGTAGCAATTGTTCCCTTTAAAGTACTATCTTTGAATGATTCAGCACCTGAATCCCCCACTACTAGGGAAAATAAATGTTTTGCGTCATCAGGAGTGCCGAGGCTTGTAAACGAAGATCCGTATGAATTGTAAAATGAACCAAATGTATCGGTTGCTAAGGAAAGTTTTATGTTCGCTGCGTTAGAAATTGACAATGCAGTAGCGTAATTAAATCCACTTCTCCCTTTGCATACAAGAAAACACGAAACAGAATTTATATTAGACAGAATACTAGAAGGCATAGCTAATAACTGACTTCCATCAAATGTCAGACCATCAGCCAATAAAGAACCATCGTTAACAATCTTAGGCTGGCTTCCAACGGTTTGTTGTATTGCATCTCTGCCGTTACCTGACTGGTCATACCAAGTATCTACATAGCCATCATTGCCTGAACCAACAAAGTTAACTAAAGCACCAGAAGATATACCAGAAACAGTAAAGTCTTGCTCATCATCATCTCCCGCGCCACCACTTGTGTCCCGACGCACACGCACAACCCTGGGATCACCGCCAGTGAGACTACGGAGGCTGTATGCCGCCGAAGCACTAGGAGCAATCTGCAAGGCACTTTCGCCCACTGAGTTCAGCCGACGCTGGCGACCCAGGGCTGAATCAAGGCTAACGTGCATACTAGACCTTGTGTAGTTGCACTAAGCCACCGCTAATGGTAACGCTAGTAAAGTTACCATATATAATTGTACCTGCTCCTAGAGTTGTTAGGAGATCGGCAGAATTAGTAACATTAGTAGCTGTCAGACCTGAAAGAGTTGAATCCTTCAGAAACTGAATAGCACCAAAAGAACCGGCGGTTGCACCGTCAGCTGCATTGATAACTATAGAACCTACGGAGCTGAACTCCAGTGCGTTATTTCTTGAACTTGCCATAATTATATTTTACCTTGATTGTCTAGTCCCATGAGTTGAGAACCTTCTAAAAACATTATTGTTAGACATATTGTCTACTTTTTCTAGCTCTTGTGCTAGATACTTCTGAGCTACATCTTCCTCTGCCATGCTCTGCTCAACCTTTCCTTCCATGCGAAGGAAGTCAGCATATGCTCCGTGAGCTATAAAGAAAAACCATTCACCAGGTATATCAGTGCTAGTAATTGTATACTGAGGTAGTTGTTTCTTATAAGTAACAAAAGCTGCGCTATCGGTTGCATTTGCAACATTGAGGACATTAGCACCGCTAGAATCTACAAAGAAATCATACTCTAGGCTTGAGTCATTAAGAAACGCTTTTTTGCGATAAACTTTTAAGAACTCTCCAATAGTTGTTTTTGCAGATTCACTGGTTAATATTCCACTCTCAGTGTAAGGAATTGTATTTTTTACCTCTACTGAAAGAAGGTTGCTTCCTGCCCTTGGTGTCCAAGTTGTTACACCTTCTACTGTATCGTTCTTATTAGTATCCGCTTCGGTAAATTGAACGGTTCCTGCTGCGTACAAACTAATTTTTCCGTCAGATGACCTTGTGTCAGTTGCATTACTAATAAGCGAAACGACCCAAGCGTTTGAAGAATTTTTATAAATGTAAGTTGATGCACCACCAACTGTGGGGTCAAAAGAAGTATTTACATAAATATTTGTATCAGCCGTTGCTGATCCTCCCCCGTCTTCAAAACTTCCAGAGTTAATACCAAAAAATTTATATTGTGCATTTACAGTTGTGCTAGTGCTAGAGGTTGCACCTGATAGTTCATAAAGAGCTAATGCCCTTTCCTCTGAACTTACTAAAAACCTAGGCCACGTTTGGCTAGTTTGAAATGCTTCATGCGCCCTGCGGTTAATAAAACTATCTATTGATCCCTGTTCTTCTGTCGTTAGGTTACCCCCACCAACTAAAGATTGTATAAGAAATAATAAATCGCTATATGTTCTGTCCTGCATTATATTTTGTTAGGGCTTAGTTCAGGAAACTTCTTGTTGTAGTATTTTAAAAATTCTTTAGAATGCACAGTCTCTTGACCATACTTCTTTGTAAGACGAAAGAACTCTCTCGCAGGCATGGTAGCAACTGGCTTACCTAATACCGGGTGGGTCTTCCCTCTTAGTTCTTTTGCTTCTTTGGTTGCTTGCGCAACTCTCTTTTGTTCAGTCTGTTTTTCCAGATTGAAACCAGTTTTGATCTCCTTCATGAAGGCTCGATCAATTTCTCCGTCGGAGTATTTCTTGATGTTGGGAATGATAATATCCATATTAAAAAGGCAGGGGGGCTTGCGCCCCCCAACCAGTATTTAATTATGCAGGATCAACGATCTTACCGTGAGCACCAGGGTGGTATACACCGAGGGTCAAAGCGCAATCAACGAAACCACGCTCGCCACCACCAAGATTAGGAAGACGTGTGCTTCCCATTGGGATGAGTTCGTGGACACCATAGTACTCGGGGTTAACCAAGTAGCCCATCATACCTGCTGTGCCAGCTTGAGTTGGCATACAGTCTGGGTTACCGTTAACGATGGATACAATACCGTGATCGCTTTGATAGAGATCAACGGATAGTTTGATTTCACCGCTGTTACCGTCGTAGTTTACAGAGCGAACATTGTCTGTAGCAGAAGCAGTTGTGCGAGCGAAGTCACTGATGTCTGAACGAAGAGTGGTGTCAGCAATAAGCATAAGATTATTGGTTGAACCAGTAACTCCGAAGATAGAAGTGATTAGGCCGTTGAACTCGCTTTCGCTAAAGGTAGCACCAGCATCAACAACACTTGCAGCAGGTGTTTGGAACGCAGCAGGAACATTAGCAGAACCAGCAGCATTTTGGATCCAATCACCAAGACCACCGAGAGCGTTGGCTGTGCCAGCACCGTTTTCAGTAGCTTGAGTGTTAGCAGAAGCAAGAGTTGCTTCAATGTCGCGCTTTAGTTCACGGATAGCTTTAGCTTCAGCTTGAGCAATCTTAGCAGGACCTACGGAATCGACAGCTTCTTGCATGTCGGATACCATGTAGTCACGGCGGAACTTTTGAACGCGGTTACCAAGCTTTGCACGGCCAGCGAACTGGTCAGTGAAAGCTGTGACATCAGCACCTTCGGAAATACCAGAAGTGCTAGGAGCCGCAAGACTGTCAACTGTCCATTCAACGAATGTTGAGGAAGCTTTTTTCTTATCGGCGGACGAGAGGATTGGAGTTTCTTCTGGAGCGAGGATAGTCAAGACATCAGTCAAGTCTTCGCGGTTAGAAACAGCCGACCCTGTATTTGTAGTATCAAATGTATTTGAGAATGACATTGTATATTAATTTATCGGTTTTGTAATTGTAGGGTTCTGAGAGTTACAAAATCACTCTTGCTGCCTGTTTTACTGAATTGATTTTTATATTCGTTTACTTTCTTGACCCTAGAATCTACCTTCCGTTCTGATTGAGCACCTGCACCAGTTGGTTGTTTTGGTGGATTCAATCTAGCGGATTGTTTGGATTCTGTAACTGGCTTGCGTCCATATAAACTGTTAGCGGCGTGAGCCATGATATATGGTAGCTGTGCTGAAATTTCAGGTGAAATAGCACCCTCTAGCTCGGCAAAGCGTGGATCATTTATCATAGCCTCATATTGCTTACGAGTATCATTGTCTTCACCCTTTAGCCAGGACAATTCCTCTTGAGCTTTTTGTTCAAAAGCACCTTTGAGTTGTTGGCCTTGCTCTTTGGCTTGAAGGACACTTAGTTGAGCAGGAAGGAACTTATCCCGGCTTTTACGTGCATTGAGCAAGCTCTTGCGTATATCAGCCTTTGTTAATTCTTTTCCTTCAATTTCAGTTACTATGTCGTCGGGACCATAACCATCAGCATTGAACAATACATCTTCAGCCCACTCTACAATCCCATTTATTTCGTCAGCTTTATTTTTAATTCCTTCTAGGGTATCAATGTTACCATAGGGATTATTTTTAATTTGCTGATTTCCTTTAAGTGGATTAGCAGAATCTGCTTCCATGCTTGAACGTAGCTTGTGTAATTCTTCTTCAGCAGCTTTGCGTTGTGCGGTTAGTTTTCCGAACCGTTCAACAGCTTTACTGCCAAGCTTCTTACCAAGCTCGCTAAGGTCGTCCTCCGACATTTCATCGAGGTCAATCTGTGAAAGAACGTCTTCAGAAGGCACTTCAGACTCTGCTTCGGTTTCAGAACTCTCTCCTGATTCCTCTACAACTTCTTCTGTTTCTTCCAATTCATCTGATGCAACTTCCGCTTCCTCGACAACTTCTTCAGTCTGTTCGACTTCCTCCGTTGGTTCGGATGCTTGGCTAGCACCTAAGCGTCGAGCGGCAAGCTCGGACACTGATATGTTTGTTGCCACCGGGTTTGTTAACGACTCGGCGATGTCGCTTGAGTGATCTTTAGTCATAATTCGTCCATCCGTATACGCTGGATGATTGCGATAAATTCATTGTAACATCCTATGCAAGTTGCTGGCTATGACGAACACGAAGATCGTCCCAGTTTACCATCTTTAGGATGTCATCATAGGCTAGAATACGGCCACTCAATTGCTGTATTACTTCCGTAGATGAGTTTGCCATGTCGGCAATAACTTCTTCACGCGCTGCTTCAATAGAATAAATAAAGCGAGCAAAGGCTTCGTAGTTAGCGAGGGTTTGAATATCTTCTTCCATAAATTATCTAGCCGCAGAACGCATTACGCTAACCATTCTTGGTCCACGAGACTGAACTTGGTTATACCAAAGGCTATCAACCATTTCGTCTGCGGCAGTCTGATAGTCGTTGTTCATTAAACCTTCCTTCATCTTTTCAAACTTGTTAAGTTTAGTTAAACCCAAGTTAAATGCCATGTCAACAAGCGTCATCTTAACCGCTTCAGGTCTTTGGGCAAAGCCAGGATCATACTGCTGTGCATCATTAAATGCTTGGGTCAGGCTGTGGTTATAAAGAGTTTTTGTTTCCCTGTCCGATAGCTCTCTACCCGCAAACAATTCGTTTATATCAATGCCTTGTTGCTCTAAGAAGCTACGATTACCCGCATCCTCAAGATTAAATCCAATGCCTATTGTGCGATTGCCCTTACTGTCTTCGTAAACCCTTGACTTATTGCCCTCGTTCAAGGATAACATATCAAAGTAGTTCTGCGAGCGTTGCTCTTGGACTCTACGATTTGCAAACTCAGTCGGTGTTTTATTGTCTGCCATTGCGCTATAGTTTAAGAATAATAAACAAATGCTAAATGCTTTGAGTATCCACATTACCCATTTGAGCGGGGTCTGTGCCAATCCTGCCAATCTGAGCATTCTCCATTTGCTGCATAGCAAACACATACTGACCCTGGTATTTCTCCATTCTAGCTCGGAATGATTCATCTTGTTCTATTCTTTGCGCTACATCTGGCTGAGACGCATATTGCTCGATAACTTGCAATGCAATCTGACCACCATTTGGACGAGCCGGCATTTCAATGCCTGCAAAGATTTTTGTCAAGTCATCTGTAACTTGCTTAACAATTTGCTCCTGTGCTTCCTCTGCTGGTTGCAACACTGCATCCGCAAGGGTTGGGTCAATACTGCTAGCGGCTACCTCAAGCAGACGATCAATGCTAATCCTGCCGTTTACGTCTAACTGTGTTAGCGAAACTAACTGGTTTAGTTTATT